ACTGCTCTCTTCTAAAGTACCAAGAGCGCGAGAGCTCATTCCTACTTTAACACCATCATTAACTAAGGATCGAACAATCTGACCACATGGGGTTGTAAGTACTTTTGATTTACCATAAAAAACATCACCATCTTGTGTAAGCTCTGTTACCATATGACACGCTCTCTCAAGATCAACATCCGCAGAAGAGGGGTGGTTTAATTCGCCCATTGCCCGACCTGGTTTTACAAAATTTTCGTTATAGGATGCAACTTCTCGCTCAAGCTCATTTCGTGGATAAAATCGTTTATTACGATTTACCCCTTCGGCCATCATATAAGGGCCTTTTATAAAAAGAGATTTAGCACTATCTTTATTGGTTTGCTCCTCGAAGACCTCGAATTGATCAACGATGTCTGGGTTTTCGCAAACAAGATTTAGTTTAACTGACATACATATATTTATGTCAAAAGCTTATGAAATCTCCTTTTCAGTTAAAATTAAAAATTTATAATTACGACCATCACAATATTTTTTAGCCGCAGCCCATTTAGCTTGATTAGTTACGTATTGCTTTTGCTCATATATGAGATGCTCTCTCTTTCTATATTTTGTAGTTGGAGGTTTCGTTTGTTTATATGGCTTTATTTCAACACAATACTTAGTAATTTTTTCACCTTCCTTTATAACAACATAATTATCTATATGATACCTATGTGTTCTTTTAGTTAGTGGATTATAATACGGTATCTTAATATTTTCTGATCCCCATCTTAAAACTTTTTCGTTATTATCGCAAAATCTAAAAAATTTTAATTCGAGACCAGATCTATAAACAGCACGATCTCCTATAAACTTGTTATGATTTACGGGGACAAATATTCCTTGACGGTATTTTTTATTTTTATTCATTAACCAATAATAAATCCAACCGGATCATTACTACCAAATCCAGAGGTTGCTCCTGTCATAAGCTCTTCTTCAAGCTCCGCCTTACGTTGCTGCCCTTCCTGTAATAAATCATAGTTAAGAGCGCCACCACCGAGTAGACTAACTTGACCAAATTTACCACGCACTCTACCGATTGTAATCATCGATAAAGCTAACGCGTATTCGTATACCCATTGCTCTTTAATAACATCTCGTATTGGTTTTTCTAAGTAAGCTGAAACTATCCCATAAAACCGTTCATGTAGTGGTTGCGGGTAAATTTTGAGGTATTGTGATCTTTCATCAAAAACAAGATCTCGTTTAAGGGCCAGCATTTTTTCACGAGTATCGATAAATTCTTTAAGAGTATACCAAGATACTAGATCAAATCCATAATTACCCATAGCATATGAGAAGTATGTTTGTTGTGCCATTGTCTGTTCCAAAGTAAACAATGTATTGATACCAGTATTTGAACCTTCTTCAAAATCTGTAACAGCTATAACCTTTCTGTAGTCCATTACATCATAATCATATACATTTTGATATGTTGTCATTTCACTAGCAGATCCTGCTCGCGATAGCGTACGTCTGACATTAGGTTTAAAAGTAGCTGAAAGAGAATTATTAAAAGCAGTAATTGTAGTTGTAAGTGTATGGTCAAATAATTCCCCTTCATTTATTCCATTGCCAAAATCCGCAGATAACGCTGATGAGCTTGCAAACACTGATGACAGTACATCTGCTTGGGAGGTATAAACTATATCTGGAGTTTCACCATAAAATTCTGAACTAGGGCCAAGTGGATTGGTACCAGCTATTTTTTTTGCTGTTGTGTCTAAATCGGTATTTGCTAATGTATATAATAAATCTAGTCTAATACCTTTATTTGTTTCATACAAATTTGAGTCAAAAATCATATATTCTCTCGAATATCCTGCAAATTTAGTAAAATATTCTACGGCTATCTGAATATTTTCATTTAACTGATCAGAATGTATTTCTAACGATACAACTGGGTAACCTAAAGCTCTTTTAATTCTATCACCTAGCCTACCATATGTTTCAATTCTATTATTAAGGTTGGTAGACAAAAAAGCTGAGAGGGGTGTTATTTCACATGCAGATGCCATACATTTATTTAATCAGTTGCGATGAAAAAGGTACCTAAAAATATGGTATCTAAGACATAAAGTATTAAATATTGATATGGCTTACCAAGTAACTATAGTTCCAGCAACAAGTGGGCAACCAGATGGTCGTTACACTGAAGCTTATCTCGCAGATTTTATCAATACTACCGTAGTACCTACTAGTGGTGCTGTACTCACTCAAATTTTAGAAAATCGTGGCTCTAACCTTATATTGGTTTGGGACGATAGCCTATAATAAATATTAACTAAACAAGGCCGCTCCTAAGGGAGCGGCTTTTTTACGTTTAAGTATCAGCCCCTGCGTCTGGACCTGGCTCAACCGCCGCATCAAATTCTTCTGCACCTGCGTCATCTGCAGCTTCTTCACCAGTATTAGCTGGACCTCCACCAAACTCAGGTATACCACCGTCTCCACCGGCGACTCCACCACCCTCACCACCTACTTCAGCCTCTGCTCCTGATGATGCAGCAAGCTGTTCTTTCCACATTGGACCGGCAGCTTGAATCTGTGCTAACTCCCACTGCATCTCTGCATCCTTACGTAAAAATTCACGGTTAGCTAAAATATCTCTATCTCTCCATCCTAAATATTTCTTCTGTGCATAAGTAACAGAAATAAATTCATTACCTGCTAGTGTGTTAAAGTTAGCAGCCTTGAGTTCGAGTTTTTGAGATTCACGCATCTCAAAATAATTTGATGGTGGGTTAAATATAATCTCAACATTAGTCTCACACAATTCCAATTCGTCCCATATACCTCGCAACTTAAGATGGGTAACAAAACCTCGTTTTACTGCTGTAGCTAGCCGTTGTTGCTGCCTAATAATAAATTTTGCAAACTTAAGCTCTTCGCGAAGGACTGTTGTACCATCAACTGTACGATCTTCTGGATCGATACGTGTAGCAGGTACTTTAAGTGATCGATATAGCTTCTTAATAAAGTACATTAAATCTGCTAACTCACCAAGATTTGCACCTCCAGGGAGCTGCTGAACCTGTGTACCGTCAGATCCTTGACGCTTAGCAAACCAGAATGCATCAAGCATTGATTGCGGATTAAACTTGTTAACAACGCTGCTTTGATCGTTATCAAAAGTCTTTTTAGACCAATAGTTTTGAATAAGTTTACGAAGATAAGCTTCTGCTTTTGGAGGAGCCATATTACCAACATCAACGTTAAATACCAAACGCTCTGGCGCTCGTACCAACCGATAAATAACAATCGCATCTTCAATTAATGATAATTGTCGATAAGGTCTACGTGCATTTTCGAGAAACGGTACTACAAAATCTTTCGTTTCATTATAAACACCTGAGTTAGCATAAATCAATTGATTTTGCTCCATTGGTATCATTTCTGTCTTTTCAATTTTATCTGGTTGTGTAGTACTAAAAATGGGCTTCTTATATATATAACCCTTTACAAGCATATTTTGAATATTGTTATAAACAGGATCCACGATCTCTGCTGGTATATTCATTAAACCTAAAACTCCTTCTCTGGTATAATTTTCATGAAGAATTAATTCAAAGAACACTTCACCCTCAACCAATAATTGACGAAAGTATTGCCACCCCTTCGATCTTAACTCAAAAAAGTCAATATATTTATCAAATTCTGAATCAAGTTTCTTTTTATCATCGACTGATAAATCTATATTTTCATAATGTATTTTCGCAGTACGTCCATTTTCATCAATATTAATACACTCATCACATATTTCATCCAATGCATCTGATACCTCAGAATATGCAGCCATAACCCGATAGTCTCTTAACCTACCACCTTTATCAGAATCTAGCGATGCATACATTACATCCTGGAAAGAACCATCTTTACCAAAATCTCCTATAGGAATATTATTATATGGATTAGATGATGTAACGGATGATTTTGCTAACGCTTCCGCTCGTTGAGTACCATGTTTTGCAAAATATTTATATTTGGTATTTAGAGAGTCATCTTGTTGACTTGCGTACGGTAATCTGTTCGAGATATAACTCACGAGATTTCTGCCAAAAGTAGCAGCTCTACCGTCATTTGTTGGAGAAGTATCAGCCATCTTTAGTTATTTATTCTGCGGTGAAGTAGAAGCCATCAATTTCTGCTGAAGTCTTCCATCCCGCTGGGTTTTTGACAATAACATCGAATCTACCAGAAGCGGTAAGTGCTGGTATCATGATGTTTAGGATTTGATTATTAAGTACATTCCACTGACTAGAGGGTAGAATATAACCGCTTACTTCACCTGTGTAAGTTGTATTTACTGCAGTGAAACCTGTTGTAATAGCGCTATTCGAACTAAGCATTACAAACTCTGTTCTATCATAGTTATTACCATATAAAGTATAACTTCTACCACCGGCTGAAGTATTAGTTACAATAGTTGTCGGATTATCTATAGGTAATAAAGATCCAGAAGTATTAAAATAGACATTTGTAATTTCAGGTACACCTGAAAGAGTAATCGTTTCAACGTCTCCTACTGTTGATGATACATTTTGAAAAAACGTCTCATAATCTAATGACGAAAGGCCTTGGTTAAAATTAAAATCAGGTCTTACATTTACAAAATTATTTTCAATAAAGTATATAGGAGAACTCTTTTCATTTTTATTTCTAAATAACCAACCTTTAATAGTAAATGTTGTATCAGCAACAATTCTAAATTTTTCACTGTAGGTTGTTTCGGTAGGAGTATTTAAACTAATATTCTGATCCCATAATACTTCTGATCTAATTTCTACAGTATTATTAATATCTGTTGACATTGGCTCTTTCCACGCTAGTATAATATATGGGTCAGAATATGGTAAAAAGTTAGAAATAATCTGTTCCATGTCCTGCATATATCTACAAAGTATGGACATATTAACTGTTAAGTTAACAGGTGTTGGAGTTCTAATAGCTGAAGAAGAATTAGCGTTAGCATAATTTTCAAAATTATCTAATTTATTGAAAACCCGCTCAGTATCATATGTAATACCAGCTAAATCGACTGCTACCACCGGCAGCTCTATGTTTTGCGCTTTATTAACTATATCATACATTATACGCTGCTTAGGTGCAAACACATATCTTACAGCTACCTCTTGCCGGGCATTATTATTTTTATCATAACGTTTAACAATGGTATCATCAAATGCTGCGACAAACTGAGTTAAGAGATCCTTAACTTCGAAATTGTAAGTATAATTTTTCAAAGCTATATATATTTAATACTTAAACAAATCTTTCGAGGAAGTATTTTGGTAACTTATGTTTAGATCGTAAAATACTATCAACAATTGTACCATCTAAAATATAAGTTATGCAAGTATCTTTCTTAGATCGTACACCACGACCACATGCTTGAATTAATGAACATAACATTTTATTTTGATACCAATCAAAGTCATTTTTCATCATTCGTTCAATCCTAACATCCTTCGTAGGTAGAAATGGTGCTTTAATTAGTATTTGAAACTTTGCTAGATCACCTTTTAGATCAACTCCATAAGACATCGATGGTGAAACGAGCACAGTCGGTTGCGTACTTGACATGTGCTTATCTAGAATATCTTCATTTTTAACTCCAGGTTCTCGGTATAAAAATCTATCACCATATAACATGGTACCAAGTTTAGCAGTTATACTATTATTTTGAGAATGAATGATACCTTTATCATTTGCATGGTGATTACATATCTCAGCAACCTGTTTAATGATACGTGGTAAATACTTATCCATAGTATGATAGTTTAACTTATACTTAGGATTACAGACAATAGGTGCTTTTTTAGGATCAAAACTTGATTCTGCTTCCACATATTTATAATCGGTAATACCTAATGACTTACAAAAATTATTTGGATCAATTATTGTAGCTGACATTAAAATAACCTTGTCTGCATAATCAAATAATCTATATGCCAACTTATCAACTTTTAGCGGCATAAATGTAATACCAGTTTCATCTTTCTCGTAAACATATTCAGACTCTTGCCACGAATCGGTTACTTGCTCAACCTTATTATGCAAGTTCATTAATCGCTGCATATTGGTAGTAAGATCTAAAATAGCTTTTTTGTTATTTGTCTTTTTTACAGATAAAATATCCTTTATATCATCAATTTTATCTGT